AGCTGCAAGTTTGACATCTGGTTCAATTACTATATCTAATCTTAGTGGTAATATATGGGTATCATCTGGCAATCTTCAGATATCTGGCGGTGTTGTATATTATTCTGCAGGTATAATATCACTTGCTGCAGCATTAACTGGAGTTAGAATAACTTCTGTGACGCCAGATACTTTAGACGCTGGTTCCGTCAACATACTTTACGAATGAGGAAAATATGTCAATTATTCAAGTAGATGTTCAAACAGGTATTGTAACTATTATCGAAGATGATGGAAGTATTACTGTTGTTACAGATCCAAATCTGCCAGATACTTCTAATACATCAACATCAAATACTTAACTAAATATCCATAAAAGGATTTAAAAATGGTTGGGACTACGAGAGCAGATAAATTTACCCAAACACAGAATAAACAGATTCTGTTCTCGGATTTTCTTGATAATTTTAATATTACTCCATTTAATAATCAATTAGCAAAAGTAACTAACGAAAATTCTGTACGCCAGTCAATTACAAATTTAGTATTGACAAATTATGGCGAAAGATTATTTCAGCCGAACGTTGGCGGTAATGTAGGAGATTCATTATTTGAATTTGCTGATTCTGTAACTGCTCAAAATTTAACATATGACATTACAAATACAATTAAAGATTTCGAGCCAAGAGCAAATGTTATAAGTGTTGTTGTTTACCCATCGCCTGATCAAAACACTTTTATCGTAAATATCGTATTTTCTATTATAAATAGCACAACACAAATACAAATTCAATTAACAGTAGCGAGAGTTAGATAAATGGCTAATAGTTCTGTAAACCTAACTTCTTTAGATTTTGATACAATTAAATCTACTTTACAGCAATATCTTAAATCTCAATCTACTTTCCAAGATTATGATTTTACTGGGTCGAATATGAATGTCCTTTTGGACGTTTTATCATATAATACATATTTAAATTCATTTTATCTTAATATGGTAACAGCCGAAAGTTTTTTAGACAGTGCTCAGTTAAGAGATAGTGTTGTTTCTCATGCTAAAGAATTAAATTATATTCCATCATCCGCTACTTCTTCAGAAGCAGTTATTAATTTAAATTTTATTACTACTGGTATTACAACTGGTGCATTTGTTATTCCAAAAGGAACTGCATTTTCTGGAACAAATTCTAACGGTTCGTTTACATTTTCAACTAATACAAACATAACAGCAATATCTTCATCAAATACATTTGCATTTAGTAATGTATCAATCTATGAAGGCACATATATTAACGAATCATTTATCGTTGATTATACTCAACCAGCACAAAGATTTATTCTTTCTAATGCAACTATCGATACTGGAAGTATCGCTGTTACTGTTTCCGAAAACAACGGAAGCAATAATATAATTTACACACAGGCGACTAGTTTATTTGGTGTTAACTCCAATTCAGCAGTATATTTTTTACAGGCTGCTCAAAACGGTAAATATGAAATTGTATTTGGCGATGGTGTGTTTGGCGACTATCCTTTAAATAATTCTGTTATCATCGTTACATACAGAATTACACAAGGATCGGCAGGTGGAGGAATTTCAACATTTTATTTAAATCAAGATCTCGGTTCGTATAATGGCGGTACTGCTATATCTACTGTTACTACTGTTTCAAATAGCTCAAATGGTTCAGATCCAGAAACTATCGAATCGATTCGTTTTAGAGCACCTCGTTCATATCAAGTTCAGGATAGAGCTGTAACAACTAGTGATTATAGAACATTAATTCTTGATAACTTCAACGATATTGAAGACGTAAACGTATTCGGAGGAGAAACTCTACCTAATCCAGAATATGGCGTAGTTTATATTTCACCTTCGACGTACAGTGGAGCACCACTTGCCAATCAAAGAAAAGCTGATATATTATCATATCTTTTAACAAAAAAAATAATTAATATTACAAATAAAATTATAGATCCTAATTACATTTACATAGTTCCAACTGTTATTATAAATGTTAATTTTACAAATACTTCATTAACGCCAGTCGACTTCCAAACAGCCGTTTTAAATAGTATTTTTAATTTTAATTTTACATATCTTCAAAAATTTAATACTACGTTTAGATATTCTAAATTGCTAGAGGCTATCGATAATACGAATTCTAGTATAAATGGTAATTTAACATCAATACAAATTTATAAATTATTAGAACCAACTTTAAATGTTGTTTCTTCGTTATCAACTTCTTTTGGTAATGAACTTAATATGGGAAGTATTACAAGTAGTAGCTTTATTTTAACTGATGGTAATACATATCAGATTACCGATGTTAATCCGAACGCTGTTGGAATTACTGGAATTTTATACTTAAAACAAATTACAACGAATAACACTCAAAATTATATAAATGTAGGAACAATAGATTATATGAGTGGAACTTTAAGTATTAAAAATATTACGGTTTATAGTTTTATGGGTGCTGCTGGTATAAAAATATTAGCAACTTCGATGTATAACGATATTATCGGAAATTCAAATAATATCGTAGAAATTGATTTAGGGTCTACTACTGTAACGGTAAATGCTACATAATGCAAATTACAAAAATAATATCTCCATTAATTGCTTCTCAGTTTCCAGCGTTTTATAAAACACAGGGACCAAATTTCATTGCATTCATGGAAGCATATTATCAATGGCTCGAGCAATTAGGTCAAGTTACTTTCGAAACTAGATCAATTTTAGAGTATACTGATATCGATACAACTTTACCACAGTTTATTCAATACTTCAAAGACAAGTATATTCAATCACTCCCAATATCTATTATAGCGGATCCTAAACTTTTAGTCAAGCATATTATTGACTTATATAGATCAAAAGGTACAGATAACTCATACAGACTTCTATTTCGTATGTTGTTCAATGAAGATATTGACATTTATGTTCCTGGAAATTATCTTTTTAAATCATCAGATGCAGTTTGGAATATCCCAAAATATATCGAAGTAACAAATTTTTCAAATTTACAACAATTAGTTGGTTATGAAATTTATAGTAGTTCTGGCGCAACAGCTGTCGTCGAAAGTTATTTTAAAAAAACAGCTAATCAAAAAACAGTAAATATTTTATTCCTATCGAATATCGATGGTACATTTAAATACGACGATCAAATATTTTCACGCCAGTTTCCTAATATTACTGTTAGTAATGCACCAATTATAATTGGTTCTCTTTCCGCTATTGCTATAACAGGCGGTGGAGCAAATTATAAAACTGGTGATTTATTGACAGTTCAGGGTAGTGGTACTGGCGGCGTCGCGCAGGTTGTTGCAACTCAGGTTGATAATGGTAAAGTTTCGTTTACTCTTACAAATGGCGGATATGGTTACGGCACAGATGCTGTTGTTACAGTAACAGGCGGTTATGGTGCTGGTGCTACGTTTAAAGTTGGCGGCATCACAAATATTCAAATTTTTAACTATAATACTGATATTATATACAACGTATATAATACTGTACTTGATATTAGTACTGAAGGTTTTTCAATTAATACTGTATCTTCTACAGGAGCTTTTACAAATAACGAATTGGTAACTGCATCCGCAAATGTCAAACATCTAGATGTTTCATATATTTCTGGATCTATATCAAACGGCGAATCAATATCAAATACATCACTTGGCATTTCAGGATTAACAGTTTATAATTCTGACGGATCTATGTTATACATTACAGGTACTGATACAAATTTAAACAACGCTAATGTTGTTTCAGGAACTTATTTGATAAGTAATACAACAGGATCCGTTGTGAAAGTAAATGCAACATTTCCTAAAGTTACAGTTACTGGTAATGGTGTTGTAAATGCTGTAGTATCTAATACGACATTAGTAACAGTGTTTAATTCTACCAATACTATTGGTTATTTTATTCCAGGAAGTACTCTTACGGGACAAAGCTCTGGAAAAACTGCAGTTGTTTCTGCTGTTAATAGATTAACAGATTGGAATTATTTTCCAGCAAATCCATCAGCTAGTAATCTAGATACAAAAATATTCAATGCATTAAATATTATTTCAAAACAAATTGGTCAGATAACTTATATTAATGGCGTGAATCCAGGAGTTGGTTATTCCGCAAATCCTACTGTTACAATAGTAGAACCATATGTTGCCGATGTTGGTATATCTGATGGGTTTGGCGGTGTTTGGGGAAAAAATGCTACTGTTACTGCAGTAGCAGGTATTTCGTCTGGCGTTGTTTCTGCTGTAAAAATAGTTGACTCTGGATTCGGTTATAACCCAGAAGAATATATAAATTTAGTAAGCACAAATAATGTTTCATCAATAACAGGTTTTGCTATAGTTGATAAAGATGGCGCTGGGCAAGGTTTTTATGAAAATAATAGTGGTTTTACTAGCGATACTATATATCTTCAGGATGACGAATTTTATCAAGTTTATTCGTATCAAATTATCGCAACAAGAATGATTGATACATATGAAAAATTCGTAAGAGATTTAGTTCATCCATCAGGTGTTGCTCTTTACGGAAAATTTTCTGTTGTTAGTAATATAACAAATCAAGAATCGGCACCAGTATTTTTCTCACTTGTCCAAACAACATCATAAATATAACAATAAACAACCGTTGGAATTAAAATGGCAGTACTAACTATTCACCAATACCTTGATGCTGTAAATTCGTTTATTAAAAACATAACGAATTCTAGAAAAGCATATTTTATGTATTTTGGCAAACCAACACCGTGGACGGATGCGAATGGTCAAATTAATGATTCGAATGTTCTTGTAGCAAATGCTTCGGTTTCTCAACACGAATCGGTAATTTATGATGACCTTACTTTTGGTTTGAGAATCAGTAACAATAATATCATTCAGATGATTCCTAGATACGACTGGGCTAATAATACATATTTTGATAGATATGATCAAAATGATGGTAATATGTATTCTAAAAAGTTTTTCGTTGTTACGGATAATTACGAAGTTTATAAAGTAATCGATAATAATAATGGTGCTAACTCAACAGTAAAACCATCTCTAACAACTCCATATGGTACATTTAATACATCTGATGGGTATACGTGGAAATATATGTATAGCATCAGTACAAATGCTAATACTAATTTCACATCAAACACATATATTCCAGTAACGACAAATGCAAACGTAACTTCAAATGCCGTCGGTGGAACTATCGATGTTATTCGTGTTACTGCTGGTGGTAATAATTATCAAACGTATTATTCTGGGTATTTAACATCATCTATCAATAATCACACTGTTGGTATCGACAGTGGAGCTTCTCCGTATAATGATTATTATACTGGTTCATCGATGTATTTAAATGCTGGTTTCGGTGCGGGACAAGTTAGTAAAATTACAAAATACGATGGACTTAATAAATTAGTTACTGTAACACCTTCATTCAACACTTATGCCGTATTCAATTTATCAGCACAAACTGGTTCTATTTCTGTTGGAAATATTTTAACTCAAAATATCGACAGTATTGTTTATTATTATCCTCAAGGTATTTTTCAAGTTGGTGATACAGTTATACAAACAGATACTGGTGCGAATGGTACAATTATAACTGCCAATTCAACAGTTCTTAAAATTGTTCGTAACAGCGGCGCAAACGTATTTTCTCTTAATACTCCTATCTATGATACTACTCAAGGCGGATCGATACAATCAGGTACTGCTACTGTCCAGCCATTTCAAGTATTAAATATAACTTCGAATACTGGCGCATTTACAGTTGGCGAAACAATTTATCAAAGTAATGGTTCTGCCAATACAGCAAATGGTATTGTTTTTAGTTCGAATAGTTCTACAATTTATGTTGGCAAATCAACTGGTTCTTGGTCAAATTCTTATCAAGCTAAAGGTGTTAGTTCTAGTTCGAATGCTGTTATTAATACTGTATCGACAAGCAATAATGGTTTAAGTTATGTTTACATTTCAACTGGTACAGCGAATACTATATTTTCTGTGAATAATTATATTCGTGTTGGTTCTAATGCAAATACTAATATGCGAAGAATTACAGCTGTTAATACTACAGTTGTAACTACAGCAACTGCATTTTCAAATACTCTTGTTGCTAATTCATATTATTTAATGCCTTATGCAGCCGACATATTATCAACCACATTAACTTCTGCAAATGCTTATATTTCGAATACGAATCTTGATGGTATTAATTTAACTTATAATAACGTAGCTACTATCGGTCAAAGTTTTATCATCGGTGAAAAAATAGACCAAGTAGATATTAACAATATCTATCAAGGTGCAAATGCTATTATATCATATGCTAATTCATCGACACTTATCCTTAGCAATGTAAATGGAACAATTACTCCTGGACTTTTTGTAAGAGGCGAATCGTCATTACAAAAAGCATCTATTGTTTCTCAAATTAGTTATCCTAATATAACAACTACTGCTCCTACTGGAACTTTTGTTCTTGGGCAAACTCTTACTGCTAGAGATTCATCAACTTATGCTTCTCTTGGAACTGCTAATTTAATTTCATATTACACGATTCCAAATGCTCTTCCTCAATATATACTTTCACCGACAGTAACCGTTACTGGAGATGGATCGAATGCATCAGCATATACAGTTGTTAATACTGCAACGAATTCTACAAATAACATTCAGCAAATTGTAGTAATTAATCCTGGATCTAATTACTCTAATGCTACAATTGCAATCTCAGCTAATTCGAATTATGGTAGTGGTGCAAAAGCTGCTCCTACTATTTCGCCAGCAACTGGTCATGGCTCAAATACATATTCTGAACTTGGCGCATCGTATGTTGGCATAACTGTTAATATCGCTAATGGTTCAACTCAAGGATATACTTTCCCAGTATATGGCAAATATCGTAAAGTTGGTATTTTAGAAGATCCGTTGTATAATGACATTACAGTAAATCTTAATAATTTTAATAGAGTAAAGTTGCAACTTACAAATGTTTCTGGCGTGTTTTCTAATAACGAAAGCGTGTTGCAATTAGGTAATATGGAAATGAATGGATTAAATATCTCTTCTAATACAGGTCCATTTACCATTAAAGAAATAGTATATCAAAGTAATGGTTCTGCAAATACTGCATACGGAATCGTTTTTTCAGCAAATACTACTCAAATTGTTGTTAATCCTACAAATGGATATTTTGATACGGCTCGCCAACTTAAAGGTGTTACTTCAGGATCAAATGCTGTAGTAAATACTATTTCTACAGTATTTTCAAATCAACAAACCGTTGGTGTTGGTATGGTTCTTTCATACACAGCTAATGTTTCTAATTCTACTCAAGGAACTCTTGTTCTTTATAATGCTCAAGGAACTTTTGCCGCAAATATGATGTTTGCTAACGGTGTTCTGTCAAACGATAATATTATCGGTATAAATTCTGGTTCTACAGCCAACGTAGCTGCTCAAAATACGGTATATTTTAGTTTAATTTCTAATGTTGAAATTGTTACTGAAAACACTTCATTATCTACTGCTCAAATTGTCGCATTGAATACTAACACTCAAATCGCTTTATCGAATGTTGAAGGTACTTTTACTTCTAACAGTTATATCACTGATTTTCTTACTGGTGCTCAGGCTAATGTAACTTCACTT